GCGGCGGCGGACAGCTGCGCTGCGGTCAGGCCGGCCACACCAGGATCAGGCTCGTCGAAGGTCAACACCGGCGCCGGCGGATCACCAGCACGGCGCCCGCCCAGCAGCGGCTCGCGCGATTCGGTGCGCAGCAGCTGGGCGACGCGATCTTCGGCGCCGATCACCATCACGCAGGGCACAGGGGTGCCGGGGATCTCGAAGGCCATGCCGTCGGTGCCGGCGGCGCGCAGCAGTGCGCGGGCGTGCTCGATCAGCGGGGCCTTGTACGGGGCGAGCAGTTCGGGTGGGGTCTGGTTCATATGTGACCTTTCGTTATCAATTGAGCAGCAAAGCCATGCTACGATTCCAAAAATTTATTACGAGGTGGCAATGGAAAAGAAGATGTGGGCCGTATTCGGCTATTGGGCAATTGCTCTGTTCCTCACCGTGGCCACCCTGCTTATCGGCCACTGGACGAGGGGCACGATCCCATGGGACAACCTCGATTCGGGTTGGGTGCAGGCCATCGGCTCGATTGCCGCGTTGGGCGTGACCATCTACGTGCTTAAGAAACAAACCACTTTTGCGGTTGAAACCGAGAATCGCGTATTGAAGCGCCAGGCAGATACCGTTGCAGCAATCGTCGCTAAACTGCACGACGAGATTCAACACTATGCAAAGCAGCTCAGTGACAGCCATACGGCACCGGCCGCCTTGTTCGAATTGAAGGACATCGAAACCTTTTGCGAGGTTTCGAAAGCCGTTGACGGCATTCCTCTCTACTCCCTCGGCTCGGTCAAGATGGTCAACGGAATATTCGAGATGCAGCGCGCTACCGCACGATTTAAAGATCTTTTCGCGCTCGGCAGGACTCTTACCGAACGCCAGCCAGATATTCAGAATTGGAACGGGGAAGAGATAGCGAGACATGCTCAATTTATGGGAATGGTAAGCAAGATCGCGTACGGGATTTTCCTGGACGGGCATCGCGCGCTCACTGCAGAGCTTGCGACCCATATAGTCCCGCCTGCCAATTAAATCACTACGCGAAATCATCACCGCATCCTGTGCACAGTGACACCGGTGATCCCAGGCGGCAGCTCCTGCGGCTTCTCCAGGAAGCCGCTGCCCGTCTGGCCGGTAACCTGCGCATACTGAACCTCGACCTTCGCCGAGTTCACCATCACCTGGGACAGCTCGCCGATCATCTTCGCCCGGTCGATGTCGAGCTTTCCGCTTTTCACGCCTTCGATGGTGTCGAACAGCAGCTCGCGCAGGTCATCGATGTTCTTCTTGGCCATGTTTCATCCTCTTGTTGATCTGTCGGGTTAGGACCGCTTTCAGCTGCACGATCTCGTTCAGCTCGGGCGGCAGGTTGTGCCGCGTGTTTCGCTTCATGTTCTCGGCCAGGCTGATGCACTCGACCCGATCGATCGTGATCTCCTCGAGCACATTGGTGCGCATGCCAGGTTTGAAGACCACGATGTGCTTCGGCGGTACCGGGCCATTCGTCCGGATCCACACCAGCTCGTGCACGGCGCGCCAGCGCTTGCTGCCGTTGCCCGGGGCATTGCTCACCTTCTGCAACAGCACCCCACTCTTGTCGAACTTCGTGCTACCGACTGGTAGCGTGTTCGGTGGCGCCTGCCCGGGCTTGAACTGGGTGGCACGGCAGGCTTCCTGCACACCGGCGATGCCCTTCGTGCCCTTGTTCCAGGACGCGTGCCCCTTCTGGAACCGGTGCTCACTGCCGACGTTGTCACCGCGGCGCAACCGACACGCAGCAGGGCTGGCCAGGAAAGCTTCCGACTTGGCCAAGCCCAGCTGGTTCGCCTTCGCATACACCTGGCCAGTCCGAAGACCCAGGATGCAGGCGACGTCTTCCGTCTTGAAGTCGGCATAGAAGCGGCGCAGCGTATCGAGACGGTCCTCGGTCCATTCCGCCTTCGGCTGGTTCTTGCCCTTCGACGCCGTCATGACCGCGCTCCCGGGACGCGCAGTGCATCGAGCGACTTGCCACTCTGGATCCACTCGGTAACCCACCGCGGCGGCTTGCCGCGGCCGGTCCACGCCATTGCCGGCTGGTCGGGGTGGCGGTAGCACACCTCCGGTCGACCGCCCTTCACTACTGGCAGGCCCACCGGCGGCGACGCTGGCTTCGGTGGCGCATCGAACAACGACAGCTGGTTCACGATGCGGCTCCCGGCGCCGCTGGCAGGTGCATCCAGTGGGTGACGCGCTCGGCCGGCCAGACCTCGCCGCATTCCAGTGCGATCAGAACCAGGGTGTCGTCGTCCGGCAGCGCGGCGCCGACCTCCGTCCAGGCCAGGGCGATCACGCTGCTGCTCCCATGGCCGGCCCGAACAGCGCCGCCACCAGCGGATCCCAAGGAATCCCGATCTGCACCGCCTTGTGCACGCCGCGCTTCGGCGCGATCAGGTGGTCCAGCTCGTCGTCCACGTCCGGCAGCGTCGGGTCGGCGCCAAGCGCCCAGAGCTCGCCACGGTTGCGGTACTGGCCGGTCATCCGGATCTGGCGCAATGTCGCGTGCATGTGCGCCAGGTAGTTCGACAGTGTCGGGCGGGGGATGGCGAGACACAGGGCGCTCACTTCCTGGTACAGCTCGGAAGCGGTCTTTGGGCCTTCCTGCAGCGCCGCCAGGATCTTGGCCATGGCCGCGGCGCGCGCGGCCAGCTGCTCTTCCTTGGGCCGCAGCGACCCGCGATGGAGTGGTCCGCGCGCCATGGTCAGGCCGCCTTCTTCGGAGCTTCTTCGCCGAACAGCTCCTGCACCGTAGTCGGCGCCGGCGGCGTGATGCTGATGACGATGTCGCGCTGAATGAAGTTGCACAGCGGACCGATCACCTTCTCGTCCGGGTGCGCGATGATCCGGCACTGCACGCTGACGGTGCCGCCTTCCTGCGCGGTGAACTTGAACTTGTCGACCTTGCAGTCAACCAGGACGATGTTACTGTCGCCGCCCATGCCGTAGTCGACCGTGACGGTGTAGCCGGTGCCTTCTGCGTCCCACTTCAGGGTGCCCAGCTTTGGCATGCGCAGCGCGGTCAGCGCGTCGCCGCCCTCCACCTGTTCGACCAGGTCGGGGTTCTCGTCCTTCTTGTAGAGCATGGCGCGCAGCTCCGGATGGAAGTCAGCCAGCACGGTGCTCGAGCAAGCAGCTTCGATCATCATGTCGAAGGCTGGCTTCGGCTGGTCGCCGTGGAGTTCTGCGCGCGGGTTCACGTTCGTCAGCTTGGCTTTGTGGTCGGTCAGTTGGAACATCTACATCTCCTGGGTGGTGGGGTGGTTGTTTTGCAGGTGCTGCAGGTAGGCCCGGCGAATCCGTTCGTTCCATCGCGCCTGCGCCGCCGCATCGCGGTCCAGCTGGGCGCGCGTGCTGATCTCGCAGACCTCTTTCACCCGGCGCGCGGCCGCCTCTTCGCCGTCGACGCCGAGGAACTGCTGGAAGGCCTGCTCACGGCAGCGCTGGACAGTCCAGAGGCAAGCACGCTGGCCGGTCATGTCACGCTGCCTTCGCCTGGGCCACGGCGGTGACGTGGCGGATAAGGGCGGCGCAGATGCGCGGGAAGTCCGCTTCGTGGTACAGCACTGCGGCGCGCTCGCGGCCGGCGGCGGTGAAGCCCAGCGCGGCCAGGCCATCGGCGGTCAGCGAGATCGGCGCCAGGCGCTCGTTGATCTGGCCCAGGCGCAGGGTCGGCGGCGTGCCGGCGGCGGCCGGGCGCGCGGCGGCGATCGGCGTGACCGCGGCGGCGGCCGGCGCCGGGTCAGGAATAATTTCCGGAATATTTTGCGGTTCGGTTTGCACATGGGTTGCCTCGGCCGGCCGGGCCTGGGCACGTGCGATGGCCTCTTCGCGTGCACGCGCTTCCGCTTCTGCACGGCGCCGGCCTTCGGCTTCCGCACGCTCGCGCGCTGCTTCCTGCTCCTGGCGCGCGCGCTCGGCCTTCTCGGCTTCGATGCGCTTGTGGTTCTGGATGCGCGTGTTCACCACTAGCTGGAAATCCTCGTCGCCCTTCTGGATGACGGTCTGCAGGTCGGCGAACAGGAATTCGTAGCCAGCAGCATGCTCGCGGTACCAGGCCAGTCGACCGCGAGCCGCGGCGGCGATCGCATCGGCCGCAATCTTGGCGTTGGCCAGCTCCGTGTCGACAGCGTCCTGCAGCGTGGCCAGCGTGCGCTTGTTCTTCATGGCGCCGGCGAAGTCACGGGCCTGGAAGACCAGGCGCAGCGGGGCGATCTCGCGCTCGAGCGCGGCCACGTGGTCGGCGAAGGCCTGCTTCACCTGCGCCAAGATGCTCGCCTTGATCAGCTCCTTCTTGTCCTTCACCGTGCGCGCCAGCGTCAAGCGCTTGGCCCGCAACTGCTCGCTGATGTGGTCGATGGTGCGCATCAGCTCGGCGATGTCGGCGGTCTGCTCGAGCGCGGCGCGCTTCGCCTGTTCGAGGTCGCCTTCGGCCTTCTCGCAGAACTTGACGGTCGCTTCCGCATCGGCGAAGTCCTGGTCGGTCACCAGGTCGGTCTTAATGCTGGCGATGAAGCGCTCGGCGCGCGCCTGGAACGCCGGCAGGTTGCTGGTGGCCACCTCGCCGCGGATCTGGATGACCAGGGCCGGCAGCGACATGATCGGCTCGGCTTCCGGCTTCGGCGCGTACTGCTTCGGCTCGTACGTGGCCAGGTCTTTCTCGAACTGCTCCCAGCCGGCGCGGATGCGCTCCTGCCAGGCCGGATCCGGCAGCACCTCCAGGTAGACGAAGTTGTCGAGCGTGCCGTCCGAGCACACGAACACCACCTTGCTGGCGCCGGTCACCATCAGGATCTGCTGGCACTGAGGCATGTACTCGTCAGGCAGCTCGCCGGCGGCGACGGCTTCGGCCAGCGCCTGGTTCCACTGCTTGTGCTCGAAAGCGACGTCCTCGGCCATGGTCAGACCATCGCAGGAAGCCGAGAGCAGGCCGTCGGAGCAGGTCACCGGGTACAGGTCGGTACCGATCAGCTGCTCGACCAGCGGGCGCGCCAGCGCTTCGACCTCGTGGCCGTAGTCGAGGATGTTCTTCTGCACCCAGTCACTGAATTCCTGCGCGGTGCCGGTCGCCTTCATGTGCAGCAGCTCGGTGCGCGAGACGCGGGACGAGATACCGAGCATGGCGGCCGCCTCGCTGGCGCCGAACTTTTGAAGCCTGTAGTGCTGCCACTCGGGGCTACCCTGGGCGAGATCGTGGATCTGCATGTCTATTTCCTTGGTCAGGTGGGGTGGTTCCCGCTTGCGCGGGAACGTCGGGGTTTAGTCGTTCTCGTGGGCCCAGCTATC